TGTTCGGGTTGGTGATCTGACGGCTCTGTGCACCGACCGCGCTCGCCGGCGCGCACATCACGGCCTGCGCAGCATCGGCGCAGTCGAGCGGAAGCGCTGCGATCAGCGCGACGAGCCCACAGAATAGGCCAAGACGCTTCATGACTGCTCCTTCTTGCTGCCCATGTGCGGATCGCGCTCCTTCATGCGCGCGATCTCCTCGGTACGCTTGGCTTGCACCTCGACCGCCTCGTCGTGCGCCTTGCCCGGCCTGATGCCGGGCGGCAGCTCCTTGACGTACCGGTTGGAATGATTCAGCACCCACTCGTTGGCGTCGGTCGGCCATGCCTCGATCAGCATCGCGCCGCCGATCTTGGTGCGGTGCTCGTCGAACTCGCGCTTGAGGCCGGCGTAATGCGCGAGCTCCTTCTTATAGTCGGTGACGGCGTCCTCATGCTGTTGCATGGCGAGCGCGTCGTCGGCGGCGCGGCCGGTCTTCTTCGGCTCGACCGGCGCATTGGGCGCGGTCGGACGCTCGGGACCGAGATCCCACACATCGACCATGCCGTTCTTCTTGATGTCCCTGTCAGTGAACATCGGTCACGTCCTCGGCAGTACGCAGATGAAGGCGTGCACCGTCGCCGAGCCGCCGCCGGCAACGACCGCATAAAGTCCGACATACTCGTAGAGGACGCCGGCGACCTGGGTGGTGAAGAAGACCTCATAGCGGCCGGTGACGCTCGCCGCGGCATTCGGGATCTCGACCGAAGCCCCGGCGCCGACTTCCTGGGCGCCGAGCACGACATTGCCGGACGCAAGGCCCGCGTCGTTGGAGCCGACCACGAACAGCTTGACGAGATTGCCCGCGCCGGTCGCGACCGCGGTGACATCGCACACAATCACGGCGTCGATGCGCGCCTGCTGCTTCGGCGTGGTGCCCTGGTTGCCGCCGAGGTCGATGATGCCAGGCACGCCGCCGGACTGCAGGAAGCCCGAGGCCGTGGTGGACGAACCGCCGTCGGAAACCTCGAGGTTCTTGTCGAAACTGTAAGTGCGATCATTCGGGAACGGCATCGCAGTGCTCCTTCAGGGACCGGCGCTCAGGCGACGATCGGCGCGTTGGTCCACGAATCCAGGCGGGCCATGCAGTACTTGTGCTCGTCGACCATGCCGACGTCCCAGTTGACGTGAGTCCTGAAAGTCTTGCCGTCCTGGAGGAGGCCGATGTCGTGGACCTCGAGCGGACGCAGCTGCAAACCGCGCAGGCGACCCTCGCCGAAGCTCACGACATAAAGGGATGCGGTGACGGCGCCGCCGCCGCCGTTCCCGACCTCGTTGAAATCGAGCATGTAGGGATGATCGTCCTTCGGGTAGCCCCACAGGAAAGGCAATCCGGCATAACTGGCCTTGAGGCCGCCGACGCCCTTGTTTCCCGAAACGTCGAACTCCTGCATCACGAAGCCGGCGAGGCTCTGCGTGCGCGCGAGCTGGATCCACAGCGGGCGGGAAAGGTATGGCGCAATGATATGGGTGGGTTTGTTGACCAGGTTGATGGTCTGGTCGAGCTGGCTGAGCGACAGCGCGGCGCCGCCGGAGGCCACCGAGTTGTGGATGGTGCGCGAGTACTTGGTGGAGCGGACCTGCATGCCGTTGAAGACGCGCGCGTTGATGCTCTGGTCGCCTTTGATCACGGTGGTCGCCCAAAGTTGGCCGAACGCGGTCATGCCCATCTGCTGCTCGTAGGTGCGGCGTTCCGGGCCGTGGCGATCGACGATCGCGCGGTCGACATCGATGTCATGATCGATGATGGCGGTCGCCTCTTGCAGCGGCGTGATGAAGTTGTGCCCGCTGGACGAGGCTTCGTTGATGGCGCGGAACGAGGGCGTCATCAGCACGGCCTGACGATAAAACTGGAAGACCGAGCCTTTGAGGCCCTCGAACGGCATCGCATCGAAAACATCGGTCGACGCCGCGAACATCTCGATCGGAGGGCGCCTGACGTCGGTGTTGTCCAGGCTCTTGGCGTATTCCGCGACCGTGATGAGGTTACTGACCGGCATCTAAGTCACTCCGTTAGGGGCCGCGGCCGTTGAAGCGCGACTGATCGAACTGCTGGGCGTACTGGCTCTTCTCCGCAAAGGTGAGCTTGGCGTAGTCGGAATCGGACAACTTCGCGGGCTCGCGCGGCGCGCCATCACGGCCGGCGGAGGGATTGCCGGAGACGCCCTGCGAGACGAACCTGCGGATGAGGCCCTCGTAGGCCTCGACCGATTTCGCCGTGAGCATCGTCGTGCGAAGCGCGGCGGCGAGATCCTGGCCAAGCTGCGCCTCGAGCCAGACGTTGACCGCATCGACGCGAGTCGGCGCGTTGACGCCGAGCTTTCCGATCTCGGCTTGCTTCGCGCTGGCGAATCTCTGGTCCTCGCCGAGGCGGGACGCGGCGTAGATGCCGAGGAGCTTGGAAAAGCCCTCCTGGGAAAGGCCGGCCTCGTTGGCGAACTGGCGCGCCGCGCCGACCAGCGTCGGGTCCGCGGTGTCCCACGTCCATTGGGCGCCGGCCGGCAATTGATAGTCCTTGGCGAACTCGAGCTTGTACTGGTCGGCCGGCGGAACGCTCGCCTTGCGGCTAATCTCGGCAGCGTCGCCGGCGCGCAGACGATCGAACTCGGTGCGCAGGTCGGCGCCTTTGATCTCGTTCTTGCCGCTGTCCCAGAATTTGTCGGGAAGCCCGACCGTCCACTCAGGCCGCGTCGCCGGGGCCTGGATTTCCGGCGTCGCCGGGCTCGCGGGCGTCGACGCCGGCGCCGAAGAGGCGGGCGCGCCGCCTGGCGATCCAGCCGGCGGGGTCGCGGTCGGCGGCGGCGGTGCGCTCGAAGTAGACGCAGCGATCGTGGCGGGTTCCGGCATAGGTCTCGTCGATCCCGGCTGACAGCGCGTGCATCAGCTCGGTCGCGAGACTGCGTTTGCCGTGTTCCACTTGCAAAGCACCCGAATCAGTCGCGTGGACCACTCCGGTTAGTATCCGCTGCAGCCACAGGTACAGCATCTCGCCGTCGGGGGTCAGCCCGATGCGCTTGATGGCCTCGTCGAGATCGTCGTTGCCGACCTTCATCTTACCTCATGATATATTTCGGTTAGACGGCATGATCCGCCCAACGGGATCAAGCGAGGCGCCTCGCGGCTCAGCTCATGGCTGCCGCCGCCGTCCCATAACCGCTCACGGCAGCGCGGCCCCTGCGCCCTGGCTGGGCGGCTCGGCGCCGGGCGCCTGGCCCTTGAGCAGTTGCGCCATCGTCGACACCGCCGCCTGGACCTGATCGTCGGGCCTGAACTTCAGTAACTTCACGCGCATCTTGTCGATGATCGCCTTCATCGAGGCGCCGCCGTCGATGTGCATCTTGAATTCCTCGGGGAACGCCTGGCCGCAGATCGCGATTGCTTGCTGCACCATCGCGATCTCCTGCTGTTCGGCGGCGCGCTGGGCCGGGTTCATCGGCATGGTCGCGATCAGGCCGCCGTTCTTGGCTTCGAGGCGACGCACCACGCCGGCGCGCTCCAAAAGATATTTGAAGCGGGCGAAATACTGCGCCGGGCCTTCGCGCCAGAACGCCATGCCGGGCGTGCCGATGCGGCGCTGGGCGCGCGCCATCTGATCGAGCCACTGGCCAAGCGTCGGCGGGGTATCGCCGCTCTGTTCCGGGAAATCGATGTAGAACAACCGCCGCATGCGGTGCTCCATCTCCTCGAGCTGGTAGATCGCCGGCTCCATGTTGATCGGCGGATAGATCGGCTTGACGGCGCCCTCGGAGCCGGGCCGGATCGGATAGGCGAACCCGTCCTCAATGCCCTGCTCGACATTGGTGAAGGAGTCGGAGGGATAGGTGATGGGCGGGTTGATGTTGCGGCCGATGCCTTCGATCTTGCGGGCGACGAGCTCGTCGGCCTGGCGCAGGTCCGGCAGCGTCTTGAACAAGGGACCGAGGCCCATCGGCCAGTCCGAGCTCGGGTCAAATCTGGTGATCAGCAGCGGGCAGCAGCCCTCGCCGCGAATCTCGACGTCGTGGACGAGCTTGTTGGCGACCAGCACGACATGCTGCCACACCTCGTCGCGGCGATCGTCCCATTGTCGCCAGAAACCCCAGGCCACGCCGACGCGCTCGTTGGGCTTGCCGCCCTCGATCGCGCGTTTCTGCTCGGGCGATATCTTGTAATACACCTCGTCGCCGAGCAGCGAGCGCACATGATGCTTGTAGGGCCACCGCACCGCGAAGCGGTCGTCGATCTCGCCGTAGGGGCCCAAGTTGATCTCGATCTCGCGGATCGGCATCGCCTGGCAGCAGATCGAGGCGCCGCGCACATCGATCCACATTCCGGTGAGCCCGCAGGCGAGATCCGGATTGTACGATTTCGGCAATTCCGCATAGAAATTGCTGGCCTTGATCGCCTCGAAGATCATGAAGTCGTCGTCGCGCACCTTGTCGGCGACCTGGTCCCACACCTCCTGCGGCACGAACATGCCCTTGCCGCGCTCGCACCACGGTTGCGCTTCCGGCATGAAGGTGTTGACGACCTCGGTCACGAACTCGCCGGTGAGATCGAAGCCGAGCGAGGTGTTCAATTCCGGGTAATCCATCCAGCGGATGGCGCCGGGCGCCGTCATCGACGAGATCTGGCGCTGCCGGTGCGGCGCCGTCATGAAATACATCTCGCGCAGATCGAGCTCGAAGTAGGATTTCCAGGTGCGGCACGCAGCGAGCCGCGACAGCGCCCGCTCCTCGAGCTTGTCCTCGGCAGTCTGCGGTGGGCGGACGGGGGCGTTCACATGATTACCGCGGCGGCGTGAAGCCGCGGACGCTGCCGAGGCCGCCGGAGCCGCCGAACAGGCCGCCGAACAGGCCGCCGCCGGAGCCCGGGCTCGAGCTGCCGAGCGCCATGCGCATACCGTAGCGCGCCATCAGCGAGGCGGTGTCGGCGGCGGCCTCGCCTTGCATCGCCTGTATCTGCTGCTGCTTCGCCGTCCTCTGCAGCTGCTCGAGCATCGGATCGGGCTGCGGGGGCGGCGGCTTGGGCGCTCCCATGGCGTCACCTTCTTTTTTGCTCTCCCGCCCTCTCAGGGCTTCGTGGCCGTACCGGTGTAGGACCAGCTGCCGAGGGTGGAGTTGGGAACGCCGGCGTTCGAATAGCTGACGATTGAACCGGACAGCACGGCGCCGTTGCCGCGGCCGGTCTCCTTGATCGTCTCGTTGAGGCAGCGATGGATGTAGGCGACCTCAGCCGCTTTCGACGGAAACGTTCCGGGATCCGTGATCGTGAGGGTGAACAGGTTCGCCATGCGCGCCTCCGACGGCTGTTGCGCCGTAGCGCAGGCACGCACGATAGAAAGCGTCCGGCCTCAGCAGCAAAGCACCGGGCAGGCCGAGCAGGTGGGCGATCGCGGTGGTGCAGATCAGCGGGCGCAGGATCCGGAAGTTTGCGGAATTTGCGGAATTTGCGGAATTTGCGTCCATCGCCAGGACGTCGGCATTGGCGGTCCATTCCAGCATCAGCCGCCGGG